AAATATTTGTTTATTCCATCGATAAAGAAACTAAGAAAAAACATATTAGAATTCATCCTAAATTAAATGAAAAATCTTTAAAAGACATCATTGCTGCTACACGAAAAATTATTGTTAATCTTTATAATTCTTGCGAATCTGATTATGCTAAAGGTGTTGAAATCTTTGAAGCTTTAGTTAGTAAAAAAGCACTTAATGCTGTTCAAAACCAAACACAAATCTTACAAAACTTGTCCAGATACATACAATACGGAAAACCCAAAATACCTAAATCTTTAAATACTAATGCTGATAATTTTCATCGATTTGGAGATCCTCATCAAAAAACACAAGCTACTTATCCTTATTCTTCTAATTATCCATATTCTTCTAATTATCCATATTCTTCTAATTATTCTGATGCTCCATATTTATCTCCTTTTTATAGAAAAGATAGATATGGCAATATGGTAGATAAATATGGAAATATTATTCGTAGACGTAATACTAATAATTATAGAGAATATTTATCTAATAAAGCATATAGCTATATTAATGACCCATATTTAACATCTATGGGATTTGATGATATTAGAGATATTTTACCTCCTGAAGTATTTAATAAATATGTTAGCCCAGATGGAACTATATCCACAAATAATCGTAATCATTTAGATAGATTAACTAGAGACCTTTTGATGCAACAACCAAACAGTCAAAACAATAACATACCAATGCTTATAAAAGACCAAAATGAACCAGCACCTGTTCAAAATGCATCAAATTTTGGATTACCAGCAAGCAATCTTATTTTGCCACAAACTAACAATAATATGACACAAGAACAAATTGCTCAATCCAATGCTCAACAAAATCAAACAACTAATACAGGAATAACTGGTAATGATGTTTTGAATTTTTTAGGATTTTCATCCATTGGAAACATGTTTGGCGTTAAAAAAGCAGAACCTGCGGCACCAGCACCACCTCAAACACTACCTCAAACACTACCTCAAAATCAACAACCACCCACACCTAATACAAATTTACCTATTTCTACAGCAATTCAAACAAATGCTGAAGAACAACCACAACAGTTGTCATTCTTTCAAAAAATAATGCCAAAATTAGGTTTTAAATCTAATAGTAATCCACCACCAACTGAACAACAACAACCCGAACAACAACAACCCGAACAACAACAACCCGAACAACAACAAGCCGAACAACAACAACCTGAACAACAACAAACACCACAAGAACAACCACAAACACAACCACAACAACAAACACAACCACAAACACAACCACCTTCTGATGTAAATAAGGGACTTTCTTTTTTTAATAAATCATCAGAACAAACTCAAGCACCAAATAGTTTTCAAGATATTATAACATCAAATGCATACGGTAATCAATTGTTACTTGATTCTAAAAAATTATCAAATAGTGATACCAATGAAGAACCAAATTTATTTAAAAATTCAAATGTACCTAAATTTGGATTGGGCTTTGACCAAAAAGAATTTGCAGAAATTGAAAATTCTCAAAATGTAATATTAAATCAAAATGACATTACAAAAACAGCACTTAGAAAAAGAGTAATTACATAAATTGTAAATATTATTTTTTTTTGTTCTTTAAATCCTTTTTTTTTGTGATATTTTTTTAAGATGTTCTTTAAAAAAGTTGTTTGAAAACTAAAAAATCATAAAAAATATTGTAAAAGAAAAATTATAAAAAGTAAAATATTATTTTTTTAGTTCCACGAAAAAGTTTAAAAAATATAAAAATCAAACAACTTTTATATTTTTGTTCTTTAAATCCTTTTTTGTGATATTTTTAAGATGTTCTTTGAAAAAGTTGTTTGAAAAAGTTGTTTGAAAACAAAAAAATCATAAAAAATATTGTAAAAGAAAAATTATAAAAAGTAAAATATTATTTTTTAGTTCCACGAAAAAGTTTTAAAAATATAAAAATCAAACAACTTTTATATTTTTGTTCTTTAAATCCTTTTTTGTGATATTTTTAAGATGTTGTTTGAAAAAGTTGTTTGAAAACAAAAAAATCATAAAAAAATGTAAAAGAAAAATCATAAAAAAATGTAAAAGAAAAATCATAAAAAATATTGTAAAAGAAAAATTATAAAAAGTAAAATATTATTTTTTAGTTCCATGAAAAAGTTTTAAAAATATAAAAATCAAACAACCTTTATATTTTTATTCTTTAAATCCTTTTTTGTGATATTTTTTGTGTGGGGGCTGTATTTGTAATGTCAGTTAGAAATGTTTAAACTTAGCATCAATTTCATTTTCAGTCATTTTCGATTTCAATTTATTAAATGTTGTATCACTGTATATCAAACTACCTGAAGGTTTATAATTATCTGTTTTGTTATAATTTTCATTATTATTTTTGTTTTGATTTGATTGATTTGGTTGATTCTTATTACTATTATCTTCTAAAGTGTCATCTGGTACAACTTCGCCGAATTCATTTACCTCAATACCAGTTTTTCTTTTATATTCATCTCTTACATGTTTTGGGCACCAATGTCCCCATGATATAAATAATTTATTTGGTTGAGAAAAATATACTTGAAAATGATTATCTTCCAATTGTTCTATCAAATAATTTACACAATTGACAACATTATAATTAACAGCGCCTAATATTGTTTCTGGAATTCGATACCATAAATATGTTAATGATTGTGTTGAACTTCGTGATACATGTTTTATCAAAGAATGTACATTTGATAATATTCTTTTATATGTTTCTAATTCTTTTAAGCATCTTTTATGTCGTTTTTCGTATAATTCATCAATGTTTATTTTTGGCACATCGTATTTACTTTTATTATCAGAATTAAACAACAAATATGAATCCATTATATATTATTATTTTATACTTTATTTGCGATTTTTTGTACATTTTTTTTTATATTAAATTAATAATTTACTTAATATTTTTTATGAACGACATAAATACATTAATTTTATCTGGAGGTGGAATTATTGGTTTTACATTCTTAGGTGTTCTTAAAGAATTACAACAACATAATGTTTGGGAACTAAACAATATTAAAAATATATATTCTACATCTGCTGGTTCCATTATTGCGTTATTAATTTGTTTGGGTATTGATTGGAATACTTTGACAAGTTATATAGTTTCAAATCCGTGGGATAACATTTTACGTCCATCTGCCAAACAAATATTAAATTCATTTTCACAAAAAGGTTTATATGATAAAACAGTTATGGAACACATTTTTGATAGATTATTTGCAATGAAATCCCTAAACATTAATACAACATTGTTTGAATTTCATCAGCTTAATAACATTAATTTTAATATTTTTTCTTTTGATATTAATACATTTACTACAGTTGTTTTAAATTATCAAACATATCCAAACATGACTTTAATTGAAGCGGTAACAATTAGTTGTTCTTTACCAGGGTTATTTAAACCAAACATAATAGATGATAAATGTTTAATAGATGGTGGTGTATTGTCAAATTATCCGATTAATGAATGTTTGACAGATTTGGCTAAAGAAGGATTAAATGAAAATAATGTATTAGGATTGAAATTGTGTTATGATTCAGAATTACAAGAAAATAGAAATGTAATAATAACAGAAAATACAAATTTGTTAGATTATATAATGGGTGTAACATTAAATTCAATAAATTATATAACAAATACAATTAAAGAAAAAGAAATAAAAAATACAATAAAATGTTGTTTAGATAAAAGTCCAATGACAATGAATAGTATGAAAGAATGTTTACAAAATAAAGAAAAAAGAATACAATTGATAGAGAATGGTATTAAAATTGCAAAAGAATTTGTAAAGGCAAATATTCTTTAAATGCTTTTTTCTGTTTTCTGAAAAAAGCATTTAAAAAGATTTTTTCACCCCCAAAAAATTGAATATAAACAATATATAATTATATAACTTCAATATAATATAAATACACTTTAATGATAAACACTTTAGATTTGTTTTGTGGTTGTGGAGGTATGAGTAAAGGTTTAACTGATGCAGGATTAAACATAATCGCAGGAATTGATGTTTGGAATAAAGCAATATCAAATTATAATAAAAATTTTACACATAAGGCATACTGTGAAGATTTAACATTATTATCGCCAGAATTATTTAATCAAAAATATAACATTGATAACAAACAAATTGATTTAATTGTTGGCGGCCCACCATGTCAAAGCTTTAGCACTGCTGGAAAAAGAGATGTAAATGACCCTAGAAATGCACTATTCATTGAATATGTAAAATATTTAAATTATTTTTCACCAAAAGCATTTATAATGGAAAATGTTATCGGAATATTATCGAAAAAAACAAAAAATAATGAATTAGTAATTGATATAATTATGAATGAACTAAATGCAAATTATAACTGCAAAATACATAAATTATATGCAAGCGATTTTGAAGTTCCTCAAAACAGAAGAAGAGTTATAATAATCGGATTTAGAAAAGATTTAAATATTATACCATCTGATATTCCAATTGTAATAACAAATGTTGGAAATAGAATACCAGTGAAAAATATATTATTACCTAAAAATGACGCAAATACTAAATTATTTTTATCTGAAAAAGCTTTAAATGGCATTCAAAACAAAAAAGAAAATTCTAAAAAAAATGGTTCTGGATTTGGAGCACAATTTTTAGATTTCAATAAGCCATCATTTACAATACCTGCTAGATATTGGAAAGATGGATATGATGCTTTAGTTAAATATAATGATACTGAAGTCAGACGTTTAGACATAATTGAATTAAAAAGAATTCAAACCTTCCCTGATAATTACATTTTAGAAGGTTCAAAAAAAGATATAATTATGCAAATTGGTAATGCAGTTGCATGCAAATTTGCATATCATCTTGGATTATATATTAAAAATATTCTTCAATAAGTAAGTTGTTTGATTTTTATATTTTTTATACCACATCATCTAACATCAACATTTCTATTTTCATTTCTTTATAATCTTTATATTCAAAATCCTCCAAACAACTTATTAAATTCGCTGTTTCTGTTTCTTTATTAAATTCGCTGTTTCTGTTTCTTTTTTATATTCATATTTTGCCAAACATTCATCATCTCCTTTGTTTTTATATATACATATTTCATTATCCATTTCTATAATATAATATTTTAATCTTTCTGAATACACTTTCGTTTTTCCATCATGTTTTATACAAATAAATTTCAACATACAATGTGCTTTTGTTATCATTCTTTATTATATTATATACATTATAACTTTTATAACTTACCACAGCTCATTTTTTATAATATACAAAAAAATGATTTGTTTTTATTAATTTTTTTTATATATTATAAAAACAAATATTACTATTCAACATGAGTGATGATAACGAACCCCGACGTATTTTTGGTTATTACAACAAAAAAGATGAATCTTATTGGGATCACGAGAATGAAAATTCTAATGCCAGTTTTTGTATTATTACAACACAACAATATGAAGATATTTCATGTATTAACAATGTGTTAAATATTATTAAAGATATTGTTACTAAACGTGTTCATTCGCTTAAATATGAAACAACTCTTGTGATGTATTTTGATACTCATTTAAAATCACATATTTATGAATACATAAAAACAAAAATACCAAACAATTCAATGTTTGATACTTTGAAAATCAAGTATTGTTATCCACGTTTTGATAAAATTTCCAATAAAATATTATCAAAAAAATTAAATTATAATGGTGAAAATATTCGTTGTAGAGCATATGAAGACGCATTAACAGCTATGATTGCTAATTCAGAATATGTTTATGTTTTTGGATTACAAACACCACCAAATGAAGATGCAAATATTGTTACAAAAAATAATTATAATATTATCAATACATTATGTAAATATTCTCCTTGTGATATTAGATATGCTGATTAATTATCAAACAAAATCAAACAAAATCAAACAAATTAAATAAAAAATATAAATAATTCCTATTTTTTATATTGTACAATTGTTTGATTTTGTTTGATTTTGTTTGATTTTAATATTTTTTCATTGCATGTTCAAAATAAAATAAGCCACCAGTGTTAGTTTTTTTTATTTTTATTATGCACATTCTAATATTTTCTTTTTGTATATCATCTCCAAAATAATTAAAAATATTTAATTTGTCATCAATGCTATATTCTTCTAATTTAATAACATAATGATTATATTTATAATTTTCTTTTTCTTCATGAAACAAAGATTCTAAAATACTAATATCAAATTTATTAGTATATGTATACTTAAGTTTATGTTTATAAAATAAACTATTTTCTTTTATTTGACTTAAACATTCTTGACAACAATCATTCAAAACTTCGTTTGCGGTTTTGAAATCAATTTCAGAACTATCAATTATTGTAATTGTTGAAAACATAATTATTGAATTGATTAACAAACAATAATAATTTGAAAAATATGTAAAATCACATATTTCTAATTTTGGTTTATCCAGTTTAATTTCATAAGGAACATTATATTTTATGTTTGATTTGTCAATATCAAGTGAATAATTATAATCAGTTGTGGATATTGTAATCATGTTAGTTTATTAGTTTATTATTTTGTTATATTTGTTTGTTATTATTTGTTTTTTTGTTTTTGTAAAAATAAATAATAAAAATAAATCATTTTTTTATCTTGTTTTTTTGTTTATCTTGTTTTTTTGTTTGTGTTGTTGTGTTTATGATTAAAAACAATAATACTAAAGCCTTACAAAATTGTTGTACAATATAAAAAAGATGTACAGTACCTAAAATCTACAAAATTGTATTTTATAAGATGTGTGTTTTTGTGTTTTTACATGATAGGTGTATCACAGATATGTGTTATGGTTGTTTTTTACTATGAAAAATAGACAAAAATACATAAAAATGTATATGTTTATTACTAAAAATAGATGCTTAATTGGAGTAAGCTAAACCACCCATACCTGAGATGATACGCAAAACATTGTAGTTAGTTGCATATACACGTAACTTAGCAGTCTTAGTACCTTCAACAGTTGCATTTGACAACACTAACATTAAAGTTGCATTATCAATACGAGAGAAGTTACAAGTACCACTTGGTTGATGTTCTTCTGGCTTCAAAGCAAATGAATAAACATTAATACCTTCATCTGGTGCACGAGTATGGCATTCAAATGGAACAACAGTACTGAAATAACTGCCTTCACGATCAGAGAAACGATCCTGTCCATTCAATTGTAACTTACCAGTAATAACTGGATTTTGTCCCCAACAATGCATATCTAAAGATGTTTCAGTTAAAACAAAAGTACCAGCATCTGACACAGTTGAGTTTTGATTATGACCAGCAGCAGCTAAATCTGATAATTGAGCAATTAAAGCGGATGAAATACCATCAACCTCAACTGTTGGAACAGTTGGCCCACCAAAATTAACTTCATTATATGGATTTGAAGAGCCATGCCAATAACCACTAAAATCACTTGGGAGTTGATAATCTAATGCACCTGCATCTTGGAACAACCCACGTGCATCAATAAATGACCTTGAGTCAGCAGCAACAGATTGTGGGCCACCAAAAGCATGAACTGCGTTTGGCAAAGCATCAATTGCATCAGTATAATTAAATGGCTGTGCACCTAAAACCTTAAATAATAAAGAATCACAAACAAGTGAACTACAATAATCAACATTTTGATCCGGTTGAATAACCCAAATTAATTCCTTGACAGGATGGTTGAAATTCAATCTATTTTTAGTAGCAGATGAACCAATAGTTTCATCACCAGTAAATTGTAATTGAGTAATCAAATATTCATGTGGGTTTTGAGCAAATCTACGTCTTTCATCAGTATCTAAAAATACATAATCAACATACAAAGATGCAGAAACCATCGATTGATTGTATGCAATTGCAGCGCCAACAGGACGACCTGGTGCATATTGATTAGCAGAATATGCTGCACCAGCTGGATTCATTGAACCATTATTGGCAGCAGCACCTGAATTACAACTCAATGTAGTAACAGCCCATAAACATTGATCAATAGGACGGAAATCAATATTAATCTTTACTTCGTGATACTGCACATCACGATATTACCCCACCTTTCGGTGTATTTAAAAGGGAGTAGACTTTATCTTAAGCCATCATAAAAGTTGATTAAACTTTTCTGACCCAAAACCATTAAGTCGTTGAACCTTCTCCATATTCTAATCAAATCGAACTTAGGAGCTTGGATGCGGATTGTCCATTTCATTACATAAGTTATTATGTAATTTCATATGATGCATTTTTACCATACCTGAGTAGTTATTTCTCAGCCACTGTAAACTTTCATTTACAGCTTGGTAGCCTTCATCTTTAGGAGTTTCCCGCAATTTGGTCTTGTCGCCGTAATTATTATACGACTAGCATCTGACATATTTATTGAACTGTCTAACAGATTTTCCCTAAAACAGAGGTTCTATGTTTTAGGCTGGATGCTTTTCCGCCCTGCAGTATTTTTAGGCGATAAGTGGCAATGCTAACCCAGGGTTAGTACAAAACCAAAACATTAAAGGAATGTAAAGAGTTGTTTCTGGCAAAGCATTTCTTGGTGCACAAACTTGTCTAGGAGCAAAGCTGTCACATGGTCCATCAACAGCAGAGAAGGAAGGGTCAGTAATAAAAGTCAATTGAGTAGTATTACCAATCATCTTGAAATAACTGCGTTGTTGTTCAGCAGTCATAGTTAATTGATTCCAAATATGCATCCAATCACCATAATGCTTGTCAATCTTTTGACCGCCAATTTCAACTTCGATGGTTGCAATAAGTTGTTCACCAATGTAATCTAGCCATCTTGCATAAACACCACTACCAGTTCCAGCATAGTATGATGCTGCTCCCATAGATTGATTAATTTCAGGTAAAACAACTTGTAAATAAGTTCTATAAGCTAAATCGCCACTACGAGAAATGGTACATGTAACACGTCTACCGAAATCGGCTTGTCCATTAAAAACTTGTTCAATTGCTTCAATGGCAAAGTTAGTATATCTGCGATAAGTAACCTTCCAAAAAGTAATTTGGGGATTTCCAGTAAGAAAAACGTCTTGAACACCATAAGCGACTAATTGTAATAAACCTCCGGGCATGATATAAAAGATGCAAAGAAAAAATAAAAATAAATAAACTTAAAAAATGAATTAAAAATCTTCAAAAAGATATACAAAAATAAAAAGCTAATATTTTTTTTGTATAAAAAATATATAAAATAGCATTGTGTAAATGAGGTAAATAAATAAAAAATAAAATAAAAATGAAAAAAGGTATAGAAATGTAAAAAAATGCCTAAAATAAATGAAAAAAGAGAAACTCGAAGAAAAAATATTTATGTGAAGTAAAAATCGGATAAAAATAAAAAAGTTAAATTATTCTAAATATTTATTAATAAAATTAGATAAAAAATCATTATTGTCAACGTCATCAAGTTGTGAATTAATATTATTTAATGTAATATGTCTGTTTTTGCTAAATAAATATATATTTTGATGTTTGATTTTGGTAATAGTCCATCCATCATTTAACGCATTATTTAAAAAATTATTTATAGTATCATCGTGCGTATACTCGTTATATTTGGCAGAAAAATTAAAATTTTGCAACATATTTAGTAATAGAATATAATAAATTATAAAAAAATAAAAATGTAAAATCGAACTTAATTTTTTTGTTTAAATTATTTCAGTTTGTTTAAAAAAGTATTTAAAGGTTTTTCTTAAAAAATATGATATAAAAGAAAATATGTCAACTACTAAAAGAAAAAATGTTAAAAAATCAAACGAACAACCAAATAATATTTCTTTAGATAGTAAACATAAAGAATATGTTGCAGAATTTTTTAAAAATGATACTGAAGTTATTCCAGCTTTAAAATTAGAAAAAAAAATTCTTAAAAAACAACTATCTAAATTACCGGACACATGTGAGAATAAAGAACAACGTTTTAAGATTCAAGAACGTATTTTTGACATTAGAAATACTATACTTGCTTTATACATAAAAAAAGACCAATATTATCTAAATAATGCTAGTTTAATGACAGAATATTTCAAACATAAACAAGAAGTGTCTAGAAATGAAACACAAATGGTTACAAATTCAAAAAATGCACAAATATTTAAAAGTTTTGGGATAAAAATAGAACCTAAACAAGAACAAAATACTACTAATAATAGTGAACATTTTAAAGAAAAAGTTATTAATAAATATTTTTATAATACAGACCAATATTGTTTAAACATTGACATTTATTTTAAACCTAACAATATTTGTAATTATTGTAATACTGGTGAATTAGTTCCTATGGAAGATGAAGGCGTAATTATGTGTGCTAATTGTGCAGCAACTTCTCCATATTTTGTTGAAAATGAAAAACCTAGTTATAAAGAACCTCCTAAAGAAGTGTGTTATTATGCATATAAAAGAATTAATCATTATAAAGAAGTTTTAGCACAAATTCAAGCTAAAGAAACTACTAACATACCTGAAAGTCATATAAATGAAATTAAAATGCAAATAATTAAAGAACGCATTCATGATATCAGTAGCATATCATATTATAAAATGAAACATTTATTGAAAAAATTAGGATTTAATAAATATTATGAACATATATATTTTATTAAACATCGATTTGGTGTTGAACCACCAAAATTTTCTTCTAGTGTTGAAGATAAATTAATTAACATGTTTCAATTAATTCAAGCTCCTTACACTAAACATTGCCCACAAGATCGAATCAATTTCTTAAATTATCATTACGTTTTATTTAAATCATTACAATTATTGGGCGAAAATACATATTTACCAATGGTTCCACTATTAAAAGACCCTACAAAAATAGCAGGACAAGATGCAATTTGGAAAAAAATATGTTTTGATTTAGAATGGGATTATTACCCAACAATTATGTAGTAAGATAAACTAAACAGCATCTAACCATTTTTTTTCTTTATATTAAAAAAATAAAAAACAGAAATTTGTTAGATGTTGTTTGATTTTAAGGAATT